TTATATGCCAAATGAAATTGATAATATTATTGGTTATATTAATGATGCTAAACCATACCATACACAGATAAGGGATTATACTGAAAGTTATATTACACTGGATGTGGCCCCTGGCGCCAGTTCTGATAAAATTCAACAAAATATTAAAGTTCAATTTGGACCAGGCGGTGGTGATGAATTTCCGGGCGTGTGGGATTCAATTATTACAACCTCACCTACATATGAATGGGATACAGGCGGCTGGGATTCTGGAATGCCAGTTCATGTAGATTTATTTGGTAATACATTAGATGCTTCTGAGTTTACAACAACAATAAATCAATTTGTTGATGATGAAGTTGCTTATACTATTAATTTGTCAAGTGGAAATTACGATCCGTCTAAGAGAGGATATTCTAATTTATATCCATATACTTTTGGATTATTAGAAGTAGGAAATTATTTTATAGTTCCAAGTAATATTGTTGCTGCACAAATAGGTAGCACCACCTTGATTTACGGGCAAGATTATTATGCCGAAGTAAATACTGATAATACATATACAATATATTTTTATTCTAATCCATTAGATCCTGTTACAAATCCGTCACAAATTTATCCTCAATTATTTGTATTATTTGATGGTGGTGATTATCTTGTTCCTATAGGATTTAATACATATAGAAATGAAATTGCAATAGGTACAGCAAGAGATAATCTTGTTATAAATGTTGATACACAATTATATTTCAATGGTATAGGTGGAATAGCTTCTCCAATAAATCAATCATGGGATTTAAATTTTGAATTATATCAGGTGGGTGTAAATACATTAAATGGTAATCCAACCGATCAACCAATTGGTTGGGATTCAATGACTCCATGGGATCAGGGAGAAATTAATACTGTTATCCCATATAATCAATATATTAGTTATAAAGAAAATATTGGAACTGAACCTGCAGAATACTTTAGAAATAATTTGACATTCTCGGGAACTCTTCAAACTAATATAATTAATAGTACAACTTCGTTTACCGTAAATTCTAATAACATCTATCAACCACCAAGAAGAAATTTTCCTGGTACAATCTGGATAGATGGAGAAGAAATTGCTTATGGGCAAGTAACTGAAATAAGTCCTACAGTTTGGCAATTTGATAGATTAGAAAGAGGGTACAATAACACTACTCCGACAGACCATAATATTAATGATTTAGTATTATCGACATTTGAACAACAAATTGTAGCTGGATATCCAGATCCAAACACCGATATATGGAATTCTGCTACTGTTGTAGAAAATTCTCCTCCGGCAGTAGGTGGATTATGGTATGCACAAACCCCAGAGGCAATTTTCTTAACTCAAGGACAAGGACATGTTGTACCTTAATAAAATAGGTATATAATTAATATGATAAATAAAGAGAATGAAGTTGTTTTACCATCTACTCCAGAACATGGGCCAGTAGATATAGTAAATCTAGATATTCAATGTCATCTACTCATAAAGGATGTAGATACAAATAAAATTATTGTAAATAAAAGGGGATAAGATGCAAGATTATATACCAGTTTCTATTACAGGAAAGGTAAAAATTGTTGATCAGGTAACCGGTGAGGTTTTAGTTGATCAACACAATGACGTTCTATATGGAAATATGGCCACTGCTCTTGCATATGCTTTAATTGGTAATGGTGATAGTTTTCTTTATTACATGGGCTTCGGGAACGGTGGAGCTTATGTAAGTCCAACCGGAACTATTGTTTACAAGCCAACATTGGGTGGTGCCGGAAGTTTGATTAAAAATCCAAATGCAAATTTATATAATACCATTTATGTAAAAAAACTTTCAAATGCAGCTACTCCTACAGCCCAATATGATACTTCATCTGAGGCATATGTTGCAACTGATAATCCTGCCACAAACTATGAAGATATTATTGTTGATGTGGTATTAGGATATTCAGAGCCACCTGTAGGAATTACAACAGGTACAGAAATAACTCAAACTACATTAGATAATTCTCCCTTTATTGGCACAGCATCTACTGTTACAAATCCTACCACATTCGACCCAGGTACACTTGTTTTTAATGAAATTGCCTTATTTGCAGGATCATCAAATGTATTTTCTGGTAGTAATACTGTGACTATTTCCGATGTTGATAATTTTGTTGCCACGACTCCAGATTTTTCTAATACACCTTCAACTGTATCAAAAATAATGTTGACACATGTAATATTCCATCCAGTACAGAAGTCAGCAAATCGCTCATTAGAGATTATATACACTCTAAGAATACAAATGGGCGCAATAACCTCCTAATAAATAAAAGAAATCAAGGAAAATACATATGCCATATACCATTTATAACGGTAACGGAACCACAACAGTAACAATACCTGATAACGTTATCGATACAACATTTTACGATACTACCAATAATGTTGGTGTACAAATTGCAGGTAGAAATGCAATTAACTATGGACAACCACTTGGCCAGAACTTATTGCAGATGTTACAAAATTTCGCAGGTCCTAATCGACCATTGCCAATCTGGTCTCAGCAGGGACAGCTTTGGTTTGATACAACAAACCAAACAATGAATGTAAAATTCAGCACCAGTGGCCCAACCGATGCATCTAATTGGGCACAATTCCTTACAGTGCCTTCTGGTGGCGGATCTGTTTCTATTCCGGGCAACTTGGTTGTTACAGGAAATATCACTGGTGCAAATCTAAGTGGCATAAATACTGGTGATCAAACAATTACACTTTCTGGTGATGCAACTGGTACTGGTACTTCTGGTATTACTGTAGCTCTTGCAACAGTAAATACTTCACCACAAACACTATCCTTTACTAAAACTACAATTAATGGAAAAGGATTAGTAACAGCAACGACTCCTGTTGTTTCATCTGATATTACTACTGCTCTTGGATATACTCCATTCAATGCAAGCGGCGGTACATTAACTGGACCATTGAATTGGGCACCTGATGTAACATTAGCATCCGCAGCAACAGTTAATATTGGTGCTGCTGGTTCGAATAATATAATTATTACTGGTAGCACAACCATTACTGCATTTGATGCTATTGCTAATGGTGCAATTAGAAGTGTTAGATTCACTGGTGGACCTGTTCTTACCTATAATGCTGTAAGTATGATACTGCCAAGTGCTGCCAATATTGCAGTAAGTTCGGGCGATACTGCCACATTCGAGTCTCTTGGCAGTGGTAATTGGATTTGTACTTCATATACTCGTGCTAATGGACAAGCATTAGTCGGTGGCGGCAGCGGATCATTTACCGGTGGTACATTAGTTACTGCCTTGAACTATGCACCAGACACCACACTTGCATCTGCAGCAACAGTCAACATTGGTTCTGCTAACGTTAACAATATCATTATTACTGGTACAACTACTATTTCTGCCTTTGATGCTATTGTTGACGGTGCAACAAGAAATGTTAGATTTACTGGTGTGTTAACATTGGTTTATAATTCAACAAGCATGATACTACCAAGTACCGCAAATATTGTTACTGCGCCAAATGATTGCGCAGTATTTGAATCACTTGGTGGTGGTAATTGGATTTGTACTTCATATACTCGTGCCAATGGACAAGCATTAGTCGGTGGATCGGGTGCCGTTACTGGACAAACTTTAACCTATGGTGCTACCATTAACTGGAATCAAGCTGCTGGTACATTAGCCACAGTTACATTAACTGGTGCATCTGCAACATTTGCCAATCCTACTGGTGCGGTCCTTGGAACTCAGGCATTAATTGTTTTCCAAGATTCCACTGGTGGTAGAACAATTACATGGGGTTCAAATTTTCAATGGGCGGCTGGAACTGCCCCAGTATTATCAACCGCGGCCGGCGCAAAAGATCTTATTACATTCTTGTATGATGGTACTCATTGGATCGGTTCATATCTGAGAGGTGTAGCATAATGATGTCAATGGTTACAACTAGAACAATTGTTCTACAACCAGGTGCTGTTAATGAATATAATGTATATTCTGCGGCCGGTAGCCCATCTGAACAGGTAAATGTTCAATGTGTTACATCAGGCGCCATCACAGCAACCGCACATGATGGAAATCCGGCTTTTACTACCAGCACCGGTTGGTGCCATGGTTCTACAATTACCTTAGTTAATAAAAGTACCATTACTGGTGGACTAGGCACCAATGGTTCTGTTGGATCAGCAGGTTCTACTGGTTCTAGTGGTACTGGTGGATCCGGTGGTTCCGGTGGAGGTGGTGTAACACCCGATGGAAATCCAGGCAACAGTGGCGGCACTGGTGGTTCCGGTATTGCAGGTGGCGTTGGTGGAACCGGTAACAGAGGTTCTTCCGCAATATTTGTAGATTCCAGCGTATTTCTTATTATTAATAATGGCAGTGGTACAATTACTGGCGGAACAGGAGGCAATGGTGGCCTTGGTGGCCTCGGCCAAGGCGGACCCGGTGGCGGAGGAGGTGGCGGAGGAGGTGGTGGATCTATTTGGCAAAGTGTGGCCACACCTGTAACCTATCAATATTTCTCTGGTGGCAATGGCGGTAATGGTCAAGGTCCGGGTGCTGCTACAACAGGATCTGCTGGTGCTGCACATGCCGGTAATGGTGGTGATGGCGGAACATATGGTAACAATGGTACTGCTGGTGCTGCTGGTGGTGGTGGATCTATTTCTGGCTATACATTAGGTGTAGCGGGTGCATCAGGTGCGTTTGGCCCGGCCGGATCGGCAGGGTCTGGTGTTAGGGGTTCTACTGGTGCTGCAGGCCCACAGGGATATTCTATTCAGGGTATTTCTAATGCTTCGATTGTATCTACCGGAACAATTTCAGGCCCAACAATTTAAGGATTAAAATCATGGATATTAAATTTAAAATAGTTAAGGTAGTTCCAGAAGAACACCAAATAATGGTTAGATATTATTCTGATACAATGCCAGAAGAAAAGCTTGTTTCAGCGTATGATGAAAATGGAGATGTTGCAAGATATAGAACAGATTATATGATAACATTACCGATTCCTGTCCCAACAGGTGATGATTTAGATGCCTACATCATGAGACATTGCCCGGTAGGTTGGTTTGATACTCAGGAAAAGATTGCTAATCCAAAAATAGATACAACAATGGATTCTATTAAATCTTTAATTGGTAAAGAAAAAGTAGTAAAGGTTGATCTTACACCTCCTGCAGCACCACAAGCTAAAAAATAATCAAAATAAAAGCCCCATCCGGGGCTTTTATTATTTTATATTTGGTAATTTTGATTTACCCGAAATATGATTAAACATCTTTAACAATGCTTCGGCATTTCCCTTAGCATCATCAACCGGATCATGAGTGTGAGTTGTATCTCTTAAATGAGTGAACTTTTTATATAGATCACCAGTAAGACCTTTATACAAACTTCCTATATTAGCAGAACTCCAACCAAAGGGATTTCTTCCTAAAAACCTATGAAAATAATAATTGATAAATGCTGCATCATATCCATTATTATCAGACCAAAATATGGGTCTTCCCTTTACATTATCCTTAATCCATATTTCGAAATTTAACATCGAATCATACGGATCTGCAAACTTTAAATGTTCTTCCCTTGAAAAGCCACTGACTGCTAATGCATCGGGAAGATATATTTCTGAGATTGGTTTTGTTTGTGCGTAAAATGTTCTATTAAAACCTGGCTCTACAATTACCGCTCCAAAGCAAACCATTGAATGAATTCCTGGTGCTGGTCCATCTGATTCTACATCTACTACAATATTCATATACTACCTTTCTTATTATTATGTAATAATTATATACGATTTTAGTCGATTTGTCAACTGAAATCCTTTTATCCAATTGCATATGAAAGCAATTAAATATACGATAAATTTATACAAGACCTGTTGCGATATGTAAGTTTACAAACATTGATAAAATTCTACAAAAATTGTATATATTTTGTGGCTATCAGCGGTGTTTATAAAACTTGCTTATCGTATATTAAGGACTTACAGAACCATTACCGCAAACTTGATATGGAACACGCGGAAGAATAAGAAATTGAAGATCAATTTCACTTCTTGGATACTCTTGAAATAAGACTTGGCGAAGGGTTGTTGCAGCACCATATCTGACCATGAAGCTTGCAAGGCCTAAAGTCGAATCTCTGTCAAATACAGTGTAAACTAAATTTCCAAGTGCATTTTCGAATGTCTGAAACCAGTACACATTCGGGCCACCAAAATCACCATATGGGACTACAAATCCTGCATTAATAGAATTAATTGTGTATTGAACATTTGCATCTAAGGAGATTTCTGCGCATGGAAAATTAAATCCGCCATAGGGACTTGGTCCACTGCCATTGCATTGTTCGACGTTTGGTATGAAATAAGAACATCCGTCACCTAACGGGCCGGAATTAGAAAATGGATTAGGATAAGACATAATAATAAATTCCTTTATTACTATTTATCTTATCCTAATGTTGAATTTAGATTAGAAATACTTGTTTCGTAGATGTTTCCAAATTATGACACATTTAGCATCTACAATTTCAAAGCCTTTCATTAATGAACATCTATTCTTTATAGCAAAGAATGTTGCCATGCCCATTAATATTGCGGCAAGAAAAAGAAATATACAGGCTACTATCATTTTCATTTCCTTTTCTTATCTTGTGCGAAGACGAGAAGTCTTTCCCCTACCTCTCGTGAGGTATTAAGAAGAAGCAAGGTATAGGCAGCCACTACCGATACTAGACTACCAATAACCAATGCATGAAACATAAAAAAGAAAAATGCCACAGTAGTAAAAGTAGCACCTACTACATGAAGGAGCATGTTGGCAAATTTTACTAATTTGGAATAATATAATAATTGTTCATAGGTAAGATTTTCCATTTCTTCCAGCGGGTGTTTTTCAGTTTTCATCAAAGCTTCCTTTAGTAAATTGTGCAATTTCAAATAGTTAATCTAATCCAACAAACATAGAATCTTCCTCGCCGCGCTCTTTTGCCATCTTCTTTGAAGATACTAATAAAGAAGCCCAGTTAGAAAGATCTTTCTTAGAAGAAGACGAATATCTAAGATAAGCCATTGCTTCACCAGTTGTAAATTCAGCTATATGCTCGTTGATATATTTGAGTCGTTCATCAAGTATCACAAGCCCGGCTTGACCTTTACCTTCTCCAAACAATGATACTAAAGGGGAATTTCTAAATCCTATCAAACTGAGTACTTCATCTGCTATCTCGGTATATCTTTCAATAGTATCTTTATTCATCTTTATCCTCGGATAAAATTTTCATTTTAATTTCATTTAATTCATTATTAGATAATGAACTACTGTTTCCAGTAATTTGACATTTTCTGCAATATACAATCATCGATTCTAGTGTTTTACCTGAACTACGCATGTCCAGATAACTCATACACCTAAAGAAAATATGGTCGCAATTCACATTTTCATCAGTGCTTAACTTTTCTATTAGATCACCTAATTTTATTTTCACAAAATTCATCAAATTTAAAATAAATTTCTACTATCCTCGGAACATCACTAGATGAATATAATTTGGATATGCCTTCGATTTTACAATATCGACAACGAGCACCTATTCCGTATTCATAAGATGATCCGCTTGGGTTCGTAGTGAA